TAAGAGTTATGTCATCTGTGTTGTGATTGAAGGGCCAACTGAAATGCTTTTGATTGATGTCACGAATTGCAGAGTTTATTGCATCTTTGACTTGAGAGTAAAACCCATTGGCTGTAGCAAAATTAGAAGATGTAAGTTCTGTCTCATTAAGTCTACGACAGACTTCATTTGAAAGGGAGAGATAATTGTAAGCCATCAGTTTTTCTCCACGACTCTTATACGAACTTCTTCTTCACGAACAGTAGCATCACTGGCAGTCACACGACACACAATCTTGTATGTTGTGAAAGCAGTACCACTGCCTAAATATATTGTAGCAACTGTACTTGTATTGGTACGACTAACAAGTTGTAAACCATTTACAATCTGACTGTCTGACCAAGTTTGCAACACACCGTCTGCATCGTATATTTTCCAAACAACTGATGCGATTGTATCGGTGTCAAGAAGAGGTTTCCAGTTAATTGAATAATCTAATTGTTCGTCGGGATCTTTATCGGGCCATTTCAACGCCATTAAGCAGCCCTCCTTTGTGAGCTTGTCTGTTGAGGTAGAGTATTAGCTACGTTTCTTCTATCATAAGCCGTTGCACTAAACACTGTTACAACACCTGTAGCTGTTGGCGTACCAATAGTTCCAGTTGCTTGTACACTGTTAAGAGCTTCAGTTACATCTTCTGCTAGTGTATTGACAAAACCTGTAGCTTGAACGCCTGATGGTCTTGCAGAGTTTCCTACTCCTACGCCGTTAACTGCTCCAGTTGCAGCCACACCAGTAAGGTCTTGTGTTGCATTAATAACAATAGAGTTCTGCTGAGTTACACCCTCTACACCAGTAACAGGAATAGTTAAATCTACTTGGACTGAACCAATAGAACCAGTAGCAGATACACTATCAAGATTTTCATCAACATCAATCTCAAAGCCATTTACTTGAACTGGTGCTACAGAACCTGTTGCTTGTACGCCTGTAATGGTTTCTACTACAAACGCTATTCCGTATCGTGCTTTTCCATACTCACCTAGACCATATATTGCTACATACGCTGCATCGTAATTGACAGTGATGGTGTTACCCATTGCATCGCCGTGAACTGTACAATAATAACGTAGACTACTAAATGTACGAGCATCTACTTCTATAGTAACCTTTGCACCTGCAGTTCCGGGTGTTCCCGTGTTTGTAACACCGTTTGTAAAGGAATTACCAAGTGCATCTTTGAATGCTAGCTGATGTCCTGAATTGCTACTATCTGAAAGATCGAAAGTATATGTATTACCTCTATTAAAAGTAAGAGAAGGTTTTGCAACCCCCCTGAGATAATATATGTTTGTTCCGAACCCATCATCAGCGACAGTAACATCGTAAGTATTTAATAAGGCTGTTACTGACCCTAGCGTAGCTGTTGCAGATGTAGATAATAGCAACTCTGTGTTATCGTTAGCATAAGTTACCGTACCTACTTGCCCTGTAGCACTAACACCTGTTACTAATTTACTAATAGTGGTATTAGTAGCAGTTATCTGTACTGTAGCACTAACTGACTCTAGAGATATGATAGGAGCTGCAAAGTCATATGAAGCAGTGCCATATTCTCCTGAACCATATACACCATCACTAGCACTGTAGAACGACATGCTTTAAATCCTTAAGCTATACGAATGATAGCGTTGGAATCGTCGGCAGCAGGAAACTGAATAGTCAAGTCACCTGCAGTAGCAGATACTGTGCCACCGAAATCAATAACGGCAATAGCAGAGTTACTATTGTCAGCGTTGTATATAATACATCCATCAGCAGATACAGTTACGTTAGTGAATACTTCATCATTAAAATCAACAATAGCAGTATCAGTACTTAATGAAATAGCTGCACCATCAAGTACTTGACCTCCTGTAGTGTAGTTTGTCCCTGTAGCTTCGTCTGAATTATCTGTCACATTAGTGTAGTTAGTTGTATTTTTATCATATGTGCCTGACGGCGATGATTTAATAAGAGCAATTTTAAGTGAGTCTGTATCTAAATCGTGAAGACCACCTAGTAGTTCTGTTTTAAAACTATTGCACATTGCAGTTGTAATAGCCATTTATCTCTCCTTCGGGCTAAATTATAGAGAAGTCTTATAAAACTCCTCTAGGGATACTGTTATATTTACAGCACTGTTTGCACTTGCAAGACCTCGTATTTTATCACTGCCAATCAAATACAAAGGATAATCTGTAATCTGTAGTAGTGAATTTGCAGGTAGTTCAACAAGTTCTGCTAGTGTATAGAACGTTGTTGATGCTGCATCGTACCAATCTAAACTAAATGTAACCAACGAACTAGAAGCATTGTTAACGTATATGCTATTTACTTCAGATGAAAGTCGTTCAGGCACTGTGTAAATATCTTGGTTGGCTGTTGTCAATTCTAAAGCAACGGTTCTTTTTTTACGTTCAGCCATGCTTAGTTCTCTATATAAATAATATCAAAAGTTGTTGACACTCGTAAGTCAGCATTTGAGCTATCTGCTATTGCACGGAACTCAATATCTGTTTTTTCAGGTATAGGTTGTGGGCAAGTAATATCTTGATGATACGAGCCTTCAAATAAATCAAACTTCTGTTGGGTACGAAATATGCCATTCAATTCTCTTGTTAACATTCTTATGGTAGCAACTTTATTGTTCTGTACCGTAAATGCTGTTGTATCTATTTGAAATAAATATGCTGTGTAACCTGCAGGTACAGTCCATAGTGCCATCAAAGTCTGTTGGTCAGCAATAGCTATATAAGCGTAAGTTGTTCCACCATTTGCAATTGTAATGTTTCCTGCAGATGCTGTACCACTTGCTACAAAACCACGATACACACGTAAGAAGCTACCTGTTGTTGTTGCAGTTCCTGATGCGTTCAGTGTTACTGTTTCAGATAATTCATTGTAACTTGCATCTACACCTTGAATGGTTACTTCTACATCTTCGTCTGTAGCACCTGAACTACTTGTTGCTGTCATTGTTACAGCACTAGATGGGTAAGCATATAAACCACCTACATCCCAGATAGTTTCTTCCGAGTCGTCAATGTCGCCGTTATAGCCAAACTTGAATACACGCTTGTGTCCCTCAATAAGACCACGAGATACTTGTAAGAAGTAAGGGTATGATCCTACACCACCACTAAAAGTAATTACATTTGGGTATGAAGTGATGGACATTTATTTTATTTTTTCCGCTTTAAGTTGTTCTTTAAGCTTACTAAGTTGTAGATAATGTTCACGTATTCTTTTTACTCTTGTTGGGTTTCTCAAAAACTTATCTATAATTTCTATCTGTGATTGTGTAAGAAACCTAACAGGTTTATTATTGACAGGTATATATATCTTTAAATTTTTTTTTTGTTTTAAGTACTTTGTACACTTTCAAGAACTTTTAATTTTGCGTTTGTTTCTGTTATATCTTTTAACGCTTGATCTAATACATTCAGGGGAGTATTAGGAGCATTGAGTAAGTTTTCTGCACTCTCAATTTTCAGTTTGTATTGAAACGCTAAAGCTTGTGCGGCTAGTTTCTTCATAGGTGTACTCCTTTTAGGGATTATACAGATAGATTAGCTAGATGTCAATCTCTTTGTATCTTCGTACGCCTTTTTAATTTCTTCTATAGTTCGCTTACAGCCTATGCACACATTGTCTTTCAACGTACAAACACCTACACACGGACTCAAAATCTTCCCATCCACTTGCCTGCAAACCACGCCATTAACCCCGCAAAGAATATTACAACTATAGCAGCTATTCCGTAGCCTATATATTCCATCAACTCTTCTCTACGTTTTGCTTCCATCTTCTCTTGATGACGTCTTGATTTACGAGCTTCTGCTTGAAAGGCTTGCCAATCCTGCCAAAGTCCGGGGCGACCTAAGTAGATCATCATCTTCTTGAGTTCTTCTTCTTTTTCTTTTATCTGCTCAAGAGCCATGAACTCTTCTAGGTCTGAACCTCCTACACCTTTAGCTTTTTTTTCCTTTGCCTTTTTTTCTAGTGCTTCCTTAGAAAATACGAAATCGCTTATATGTTTCGCACATCCACTCAGTTCTTTACCGTTGGACACAAATTGCTTGATAACCGAAAAGGCGGCATTTGCTGCGGCTAATTCTGCTAACATCTTACTTTTTCCTTGTCGGTTTACAATACGCTGTTATTTGTAAGTTAGGTCCTTCCCTTTGTGGTATAGATGCTTGATCATTTAATCTTACTGCAAAGTACAAACATCTGTCTATGTTATCGAAGGTTTGTGTTTGGTCTATTATCTTTAATCCCATCATAACCACTAGTACGAACTCAATCACACTGGTACTCCTTGTACCTCCTCATCCTTATCTTCTTTGTGGCACTGACAATTGCACTCTTCGCAATCACACTCATAACATTCACATGTTACACATTTCTTCTTTTCTTCGGTCATATCCACTCTCCATTCTTCATAGCCAAAGATAACTTCATAGCTCTGTTGCCTACTTGGTTAGCCCATCTTGAATCAATCATCTCTTCGCAAGCTAAAGGATAGTTTACTTTTTCTATAGCCATCCACATATTTTTAAATTTTAAAAGACGAGGAACACCCATATTAAATGCCATATCAACAAGCACCATTTGTCGTACATCGTTTAGTTGATTTACAAGTGGCTT